ATCCATCCCTGATGACGAAGGCAATCCCATTGCCGTCTTCTCGATTCCCCTGGAGCGTGCATAATGATGGCCGTGTTTGAGTCGTTGCGTGATGCACTTGCGGAGGTTTCCGGCGTGGCCAGTTGCAAGATCGGGCTGGAAGCGAACATCAGCCCCGCTGATTACCCGCTGATTCGGATTGTGCCGTCTCGGTTGCTGCCGAATGAGCGTTACGGCCACAGAAAGTCGGAAGTGACAATCTATTTCGGCGTTGACATTTCAGAATCAGAGGGCGGGCTAGAAGACGTTTATTCCAGCCTGTTCAACCTTGAGTCAGACATCAGATCAAAGCTTTCAACCTTCGGCGCCATCTACCGGGAAACCATCACCGACGAGGACAAACTCGATACCTACAAGGTGATGGCAATCCGTTGCGAGGTTGCCGATTAACCGATAGTTCCGAGCTTGTAGGCGTCAGGCTTGTTGGCATTAAGCACGTACAGGATGCCATCCCCGTCTAATATCGCCTGCAACTTGCCGCGCCCGCCAACTAGATTTGCTGCGGCCTGTTCGCCTTCATCGCGCATCACCCTAGCCAAAAATTGCCGCTCTGATTCTGCGTTTTCGATTGCGTTTGCTGTTTTGATTGAGCGCTTAGAATGCAAAACGCAGCGGCAGAACGGATGCAGCGGCAACTTTGGCGCGTGTTCCTTGGGGTAGATGCCTTTTCCAAGGCCAAACTTGTCTTGATATGCGTAAACGTCGCAGATGTCGGTGCGCGGATGCGTCGAAGACATGACGAACTTCACCGCCTCGATAGTGTCGTCTTCCAGTATCTCGCGCGCCTGCTGTTCTGAGTGCAAGCGGTGAAGTTCAGTCTGTGCAATCCGGTCGGCGTGGTATCGCATGCGCTCATCGAATGCGACTTGTAATTTCTTCGCTAGCGCATCTTCTCCTGCGCCGTTTTCAAGGGCTTCCAACGCTTCCAGGTAAGCAGCCTTCAATGATGGTGATTTATTGCCTTCTGCGGCCTTTTTGGCAATGGCCAGGTATTTATCGAAAGTGGATTTGTCCGCGTTTATAACGTCCTGCATGTACTTCGGCCACTTGTTTGAACCCTTCTTCCATGTGAGCGGGTCATCTGGCTCGCCGGCCTTGATCTTGAACCCATAGCCTTCATAGATTTCAAGCAACAGTTTGCGTGCGTCCTGATACCCGGCTGCATGGCGTTTGATGATTTCCTGAACAATGAGCGATGTTCTCTGTGCGTTTTGATAGAGATTTTGCGATAGCGTTACATCTCCGACGATGTAATCCTTCAGCGCAGCGGTCCCGACGAATTCTGCTAGCGTTTCGCTGAACGCAACAGACAGAACAGCGTAATAACCGGCGTCAAACGTATCCATGATGGCCTTGATGGCCGTTTGTGGATCTTCTCCCGCGCGGATCCGGTCGAGTAATTCCTCGAAAGCTTTAGCCGATAGCGCCGCGATTTCTTCAGCGGTCAGATTCAACAGTTTGTCGTGTTCGGTCATGTGTTATCCCTCTTTTGCGCGTTTGGCGTCGAACATAATATGACGCTCTTTTCTTTCTGCTTTTTGAATTATTTGATGCACTCTTGTGCCGGAAAGTCCTAGATTTTTTGCTATTTCACTTTTGCTTGTTCCGCTTCTGTAATCGGCTAACACTTGAAACAATTCTTCATCAGTCCATAAATGTTTTTTTATGCCTGACATTTGCTTTTCTCTTTTTTCCATACACTTCCTTGCCGCGCTTTCCTTTTCGTGATTGTGTTCATGGTTGCCACAATCAAAAAATGTCACCGTCACTGTTTTTGTCTTCATTTCATTCTCCATAGCTCTGTCACCGCTCACCCCTCCAATTTAGCGCCGCCTGGATCACCCGGTAAGCGGTCGGGCGCGAAATCCCGTACCGATCGCGGAGCATGCGCTGGATTTCCTTTCTTCTGGTCCCGCAATCCAACAGGTTCACCGCAACCTGCGTGTGTGCGATCCTGTCCGCTGCGCCAGGGTCAGCCAATCCTAACCGGGAGAGCGTTTTAATCAACCTGTCCCTAAACTTTCGGTCAGCGGCGATAAGCGCGGAAACCTGATCGATGATTTCGTCGTGGTTCATAGGCCACTCACACGAAGACCTGCGACGGCAACATCACGGCGCTGAATTATTGGCGCCAGCGCATAGCGCACCGCGTCCCATATGTGTTCATTGCCATCCTGTAGCACCGGGAGAACATCGCCCGTCAATCGGTCTGTCTTGTACTTCCACAACCTGGATTCTTCGGCTGCGTGTTTGCAACGCGGATTTATAACAATCTGCTCATAACTACGCAAATGAGCTACGCCGTCTTCAACGCTGCCTGGCCACTTGGGAGCGCCGATGATCTGAAACCCGGCGCGCTGCATGTAACTGATCGTTTCCGGCCTGGCTGAGTCGGCACGGATAACATGAGTGCGCACACCGGGAACCGCGTCGAACATCGCTGGCGTGTGGTCAATCTCGACGCCTACGCCATATGCCTCATGATCGATGTATAGGCGGCGATCTGCGAGCCATACCTTAACCAGCGTTGTCGGGTCTTGCGAGAAGCCCCAGTCCGCGCCGAAATAAGGACCGTCCCAATCGTTGGTCGGCTCGAATGGCTCAATGGCGACCTTGCCGCGTAAGACCTGGGCATCAGAAACAGATCGGCACTCGCCCAGCCAGATATGCGCGTAGGCGTCCGGGTCAGTCTTCGCCATCCATTCCCGCTCCGCTTCCAGCTCGGGCGGAAACCACTTGTTTTCTGTCCAGTTCACGCGCCGCACAACAGCGCCAGGTGGCACGTTATCAACGAAGCGCTTATAGGTCGGGTCGGTATCCTGTTCCGGGTTGAATGTCGCCCATATCTCTGATCCTGGCGCGCGGATAGTCGGAATCAGCAATTCCCAAGACCGCTCAGAGACGCCTTGCGCTTCCTCAACCCAACAGATGCCGATGTTTTCCATTGACTTGATTTCGCCAGCGTTGTGCCGCAAACCCTTGAACAGCACTTCACCGCCGTTACGGCATCGAATGAAGCTCTCGCCGATGTCGAAGTGTCCGGCAAGACCCATCGCAGTAATCTGATCGGAAAGAAGGCGGTGAACGGAATCTCGGATGCTGATCTGCAATTCCCGCGCGCATAGAACGCGCAACTTGCGCTGGATCATGTTCAGCACCAGCATCCGAGCAAACGCCCAACTTTTTCCGGACCCTCGCCCGCCATAGGCGACCTTGTAGCGAGCAGGTGGCGCAAATTCTCTGCACCAGTCCGGCAGTTCAACCCTTGCTGATACTGGCATAGACCACATGAACCATCGTTGGGATGTCGTTGCCGTCCGCGTCGGTCAGTGCGACCTTCTTCGGCGCGTCAAAGCCGTGCATTGAATTTAGCTCTGTAACGGCCCTTACTCGGTCCGCGTCCTTCTCCCCATGGGTAGCTATACCAGACAGCACGTTAACCGATTGCTCGCGCGTCCAGAGCTGTTTAGCGGATATTTTCTCGCGTAGTTGTTCCACCCTTGCTAAAACCTTGCCATCTGCCATTAATCTAGCCGAAGCTTCCCAAATTGTCTTATCGGCCATCTTTGACGAGTTGTAAGCCATTCGCCATGCGTCCGCCAAGGTGCGACCATCTGCGACGCCTTGAGCAAACATTTCCTGCTTAGCGGTTAGTCTTTCGCCCATCACTTCCCCTTCCTATTCTCAGCCGAGTTCAGCAGCACATCCCAATCACTCGGCCGCTTCGGGCACTGCTGCCAGCAAACTGTGAAGCCACAATCCCACTCGTGCGTTTTGACTGAGCCGACGTTAAGCACTCCGTATTTCGTCAGATAGATGACCTTCTGCGAAGACGGCGGCCTGTCTGTGCGCCATGGAATAACAGGCCGATCATGTCTGGCGATGAAGTTGGTTGTTTGGGTCATAGCTTATCCACCAAATCATCAAAACTCACATCGCCATTGATGCTTTGAAGCCATAGCGACTGATATTCCCGTGGACTTAGTCTTCTCAGTTTTTCGTATCGCGCAAATCCAGCCAGCACTGCGTCAATCGCCTCACCAATTCCCTGCGGCGCGAGCCCCGCTTCGCTCATCGTCCTGTCGTCCTCGCCTCTACGCCAGGCTTGGTAGCGTTTGAGATAGTCAGCGGTCATATAACCTTCCGATATATGCGCGGCGTCTTGTAGTCAGAAGTCGCCACCACCTCGCGACGCATCAACATCTTTTGGACAAGTGCTCTGGCTGCGTCGTATTTGATGTTGGCTGCTTCAGCCAGTTTCTTTGACGTGAATTCGTTGAGGACCAACGCCAGCAGTCTTGCGCGTTTTGCTTTTCCTTCTGCTGAGGCTTTGCTGTTTCTGCCGGCTGTTTGGGGTAGATTCATTTAGCCACCTCCGAGGAGTTTCCAAGCGACTGCGGCTTGCATTGGTACTTGACCGTTTCCCAATGCTTTGATCTGGCTTGTGCGGTTGGCGCATCCGGTTGTGACTCGTCCGATGTCTGGTTCTTGGCTCCACCAGTCTGTAACCAACCTATCGGCCAGCCCATCAGCCAGCAAACCCAGTCTGGATTGAGCTTCCCGCCAGCTGGTATCACGTTCATCGCCGGATCGGTAAGTTGACCGCGCCGCTGCCCGTCCTTGCTGCTGCCTTTCCAGTCGTTCGCCGATGGCGTGGGGCATTTCAAGCCCTTCTCCTTCGCAGTTTGGGCATCCATATCGCCCGAGTTTTTCAACGTCAAATTCGTAGCCACAGAATTCGCAACAGCCGTAGCCAGCCCGTTCCCGCTGCTCGCGCTCAAGCCCTTGCGGTTGTGATTGCCGCAGACTGTTGGAGTCGGCCATAAGTGGTTCCATTTCCCTTGCGCTACTTCCACCAAGTTCTTCGGCCCATTGGTGTTCGCGTTCTTGTTCGGCGCCTCCATCGCGGCTGTTGGTGTCGGTAGCGAGTAGCCACCACCTGTCCCTCCGATGCGGCGCTCCGACTCCCGATGCTTCCAGGCAACACCAGCGACAGTCATACCCGCGCGCGGCCAGGTCTGCGAGTACGGTTCCCAGTCCTCCAGAAAGGATTGCTGCGACGTTTTCCAGGAACAGGTACTTGGGTCGAACCACGCCAGCGATTCGCAGCACTTCGCGGTAAAGGCCGCTTCTTGTGCCTTCGCCGAGTCCGGCTTTATTTCCAGCGTTTGACAAATCCTGGCAAGGGAAGCCTGCATGGATGCAATCCACGCGGCCGGCGTAGGCGGATGGATCGAACAGCC